CGTTGTTGAGGCAATAAGAATTTTCGTACTAGAAGCAGATACGGTTGCAGAGTTTGTAATCGTTATAGAGCCAGAAGCATTTGATATATTTATTCCCGCACCAGAGGTCAGCGTTCCCACAGACCAGCTACTTCCATTACCAATAGCAAGGCTCCCATCTCCCATTGTTACAAGCGAAGAAAGGGCATTTGTGCCACTCGCCGTTACGAGTCCCTGTCTGAACCTATAGGATGACGTTGCCGTTCCTCCCGTTGCTATGCTCTGTGTTCCTGACACGGATGCTGAGTTGTGAAAATGCCCTGGGTTAAGGGACGATGTACTTCTTAAAAGATAATTGGTTGAGGTCGTAACCTCGGAAGTCATTGTTCCAAGGGCGTATTCAATATGGTTCCAGTCACCAGCCTGAATAATATCGTCATCTTGGACGTTGCTTAAAGTATTTGGAAAATCGTTTGAGGCAGTCGCGGCACCGAGCATACCTTCCACTGAAGAGAATGTTGCGGGGACATCCTTCTCGCTCTTTAATAAGCGAAGTTCCTCCTGCGAGTTTTGGAGATCGTGTCGTGCGTCTATATATCCATATCCACCAGCCCCACTAAGAACTCCTACTGACGCGATAAGTATGTAAACTAAAATATTCATGAAGGCTTTGATTCGTTTTGGAATTGTGTTGACTGCCCCGCTTGTCCTTGCCCGAATCTGTTTTTCCCGAATCGAGCTACGCTAAAGACGCTGGGACGGACTGCCTCTGTCTCATTCGTAATGGAGCTTGAAGGCTTCGTTTCGCCTGAGACAGAGGAGCTAGGTTTTGTCTCGTTTGTGAATGACATTATTAGTACTTGAGGATGCTAAGAGTTGATGTAGCGGCTCCTATACAGTGCATATATTTTGCAAGAAGGATTGGCTGTGTCACCTCTCTAGACGTCTCAGTTGAAGTTGCGCTCCCTGCGTCAAACCTGAGACCACTACCAACGGCAACCCCTGAAGAGAGGGTCGTTGTCGCGGTAAAGGTACAGTAGATATCTGCGCCACCTATATTGTCGGCGAAAATGTACTGTAGGTTATTCGGGCTCACAACCAGTGTGTCGATGTTACTAACCGTAGAATTAGCTGAAGTTACAGTAGCTTTAAGGGTGGAGAATCCTCCAACTTGGGGAACACTCTCGTCTGTCCTTGTGATGTAGACCATCAAACTACCTACCGCAATAATGCCAACGAGAAATATGATAATTATGTTTTTCATTATGTTTATTCAACATCCCCTCCCCCCAACTGGAGGAGGGAAGGCATTACATTAGAACTGTCCAGTCTCAATTAGGACTCTTAACATATCCGAACCGTTTGTTGCGGTTGTATTGAGGAATGTTAATCGAGCTAGATTTTGACCAGATAGAGTGGAGGAGCTTACATGATCGACTGTTGAAGATGCTCCAGCAGTCCAAGTAGTAATCGTGGTTGAAGCAAGTCCTGCGTTGTGAAGAAAGAGAATCCTCTGATCTCCAACTGCGGGAATACAATCTGCTTGCATAGCCGCGTAGCTAGGAAGCGTTATTGCTGTTCCTCCATCCGTAGGTGTCCAGGTTGCGATACTCAGTCCACAAGCCTCCGAAGCGGCGAGTGTACTGCTTGCGCCCGTTTGGGTTGCAAGAGCAGTATTGCCCCCAGCAAACCGTAGTCTGTCTACTGTAAGTTGACCTACAAATGCTCCAGTGTTGTCGATGTTTAGCTGTCGAGTCGTTCCAACGAAGAGTCCTTGAACAAAGGATTCTTTCTGTCTGTGAGTCGTACCAGTTCCGCCACCGACAAGACCCTCTTCAGAGCCTATGCCGCTACCTTCGTAGTAGTTCTCAACGTGTTCAAAGAGCTTTTCAACTCCACCGCCAGCTTGTCCACTTGCTCGTAGCACTCCTCCAACTACGAGGAATACTGCAAGTGCCGATATAAAGATTATTTTTGGTTTGCTCATTTTTTTGAGATGCAGGGGTAGGCAATTCCTACCCCGTTACCAGTTAATGTTAGGACCAATCGCTAGTGCTAGCGTCAACCTTTACATAGACCATCTCTCGCGCACCGTCAGCAAAGGTTTTTACACCGTAACCGAGGAGCGACTTTACGATATCAGAGAATTGATCTGGGTCTCTTACCACCTCTATCTTAGGTGGGATTTGAACGATTATGTCTACAGAACCAGCAATAGTGAAGAGAGACTTCTGAAGCTGTGCGCTCCATGCGTCTGTTCCATCTGTGAAGGTTTCTGCCACAACAATATCTCCGTATCCTGTGATACCGATAGATGTTGTGTTATCAGTTGCTGTGAGCCGTCTCTTGTCCCGCAAGAGGAAGGCATTTTCTGCGGATACAGGTGTGTAACCAGTATTAGACGCTTCTGCAATAGCTGTTGCAGGAGAATTAAGTGCGTTCACAAAGTTCGTCACCGTTGCCGATGCAGATGAACAGATATGAACATCACCAGCCGTCGCCAAAGTAGCAACGAAGGTGAAGGCAACCCCTGCAATAGTCACTGTGTCTGTTGCGGTAGGGTTTGTTGCCAATCCCAGGGTTGCTGAGTAAGGCAAGTTGTTTGAGTAGAGGATATCCCAACCAAAGAGGCTAGTTACCACTCCTCGCGTGTTTACACCGTCTGAAAAGACAGTTCCACGGGCGGCTTGCTGAAGCTTCAATGTTCCAAGAACATGTCCACCAATTACAGCAGTTCGTCCTGCGGTTGGAGCATCCGTTGCGTCAAGCTTGGTATCAGCCGCAATAAAGATTTGCGGGATGTTATCCGTATTGACTGAGATGTTGCTCCCTGCGGTACCTCCTACGTTTGCGGCATCAAGTGACCACTGTGCGTTTGAGGTTTCGTTTGTAACAACCTGCTCGATGCGGTTGTTGAGGTCTTTCATCATCTTCTTGGTTACGTTTTGTACCAACTGAATGATGGACTGAACTTTCTCAGTGTCATCAATCGTTACCTTCGAAGCAAACCAAGTTGCAATCGAGAGGCTTTCTTGTGCGGAGGTTATGTTTAGATTCGTGATATCTGTTCCAGGAGTGTAAGTCGAGGAAGCAGGATATGAAAGAATCTGCCGATTTACCTGGTCACCTTCTCCAGCCACAAGGTTTCTAAGCGTCATGTTAGCAATAGCCATTGCCTTGTTCTCTACGAACAAAGATCGCTCTGCTTCTCGCGCCCAGATTTCAGGGTTTACGGTTGTTAATGTATTTGCCATAAAATTATGGAAAATATGAATGACAATACAAGATTAGTAAGAATGAGTTATGAGGTCGCTTTGATGGCTTTTTTCATCCATGCGTCATGCGCCTTTCGCCCTTCTTCGGTGTTCATGTCCAAGCCTTTCGGTGGAGCATTTACGTCAAATTTTGTATCACCACTTTGTTGATTCGTACGACTGTTGGATGCGTCTTCCGTTTTCTGCTCCTTGTCGTGTGCCTCAATAAGAGATGCGACATACGGATCTTTGAGAGCTTCTTGTACAGAGATATTCGAAATCTGCGCGGTGCGCTTGATCTGCTCCTGTAGTTCTTCGGGGTAACCCTTGGAATTTAAGTCGCGTTGATCGAGTGCTTCATTTACAGTCTTTCCGATATCTTCTTGTGAAGGGACTTTCGGTGTGTTCCCCTCCTCTGAAGGATCAGGCTTCTCTTCGGGAGTCCCTTGGGGTTCTGGTTCAGGATCAGGTGTGAGCTCATTTGCTCGCTCCCGATGTTTAATCTTCTGACCAATCGCCTGTGAGAGTCTTGTCCGATTATCAACCTCTTTAGCAACGAGTTTGTCGATCATACTAGCGTCATCTTCTTCATTCAGGTCTAGTTCATCAACAATCTTATCTCTTATCTCGTCTTCTTTTGCCTCCTTCATGCCCTCCTCTTCAGCCTTTGCTTCTTCAGGAGAAACCTCTATTTTTTCTGGCTTTGCCATAATTTTGTTTTTGAGCCATAGGCTCGTTATTTTTTGTGTATTAAAAACAGCACCCTGAAAGTGCTGTCGCCATGTCCATAAATACTTACATAGGAAAATTCTACAAAACCTAACGATTCATGGACATGATGAGAGCACCTCCAAGTGTAGAATTTTATAAATTGTCGATGATCTATCCCTTACGGACTGATCCTCCGATCTTTCTTGCGTATCCCTCTGCCTTCTCCTTATAATCCTTGCCTCCCTTCAACCCTTTAGGGTCGTTGTGTTCGGCTGAGTATGTTCGCTCATACCTTCCCTCAGAATCTAGGACAATCGCATCTCCGCGCCCTGGATTATCTTTCCTCGCTTTGGCTTTCGCGTCATTATCTTTCGCCTTTTGTTCTGCGGCAATCTTCTCTTCGTTTTGTTCGAGAATCTTGTCGGCGGCTTTGGTGTCTTTTACCGTTGTGTCTTTTTTTCTTTTCGGCATATTATTAAAATTATTAAATGAGTTGACCTTTAGACAACGTAACCATCGTCTTTGTTATTTTTATTATCCTTAAAATCGATAACTGGGTCAAGGATGACTTTTAACGCATCAACGGCGCGCACCCTTGCAACAACCTCTGTTGCTATCTGTTCGTTTGACGCGCCTTGAATATCTGTAGCTCGATCAAGAGACTCAATGTGTTGCCGTATATACTTCACAAACTCCTGGAAGTGAACGCTCTCCTTTAATGCTTTTATAGCTTCTTTATCCATCTTGTTTGGTAACCTTCCCAGTTTTTAGATCGACTCCATAATTTATTCCCTGTTCGTATCCCAAGTCTGTGAGTATCCCTGCAAGGATGTTTTTCTCAGTGTCTTCCATGAGTTTCGCCACGCCTTCGTACTCTTTTCCAAGCTCCTTGCCATTGTAGAGAAGCGCGGTGTTGCCCTTGATCTGATCCGCCTTAAACCTCTCTGCTTCGACAATCTTTCGAATGGCGGTTAATACCTTGATGTGCTCTTTATTTAGGTTTTTCATGATGTGGTTTTAATAAATCTACAACCTTTTGGAAGATATCGATTTTCAGCTCCACTTCCTCAAGTTGCATCTTCTTTAGTAGTTCGTCATGCGCTACGCCCAAGTTTTCAAATAATGCGTTGACCTTTGCTTGCTCCAAATTCATTGTCGCGCTCCCGTAAAGATCAATTAAATCAGTCAATACCTGTAACTCCTTTTTTTTGTCTTCCAATTTACTCATATAATCCTGTATCTCTTATTTTCATGTCCTTTCTCGCCATCTTTTTCTCAAACTTTACTGCATCCTTTCTCCTTTCGGGATTTTTCAGG